ACGTGGACACCAACTGTACCAGCCTTTTGTGTTCCAACCTTGGCCTATATCGTAATTCTTTTTGTCCCAATCTATAATTTTAGGTCTATGTACTATAACACCTAAATCTTCTAATGCTTTTGCTAATCCGTCAGCATCTTCATTGGCTTCGTCAATTACCCATTGCGGATAAGTGCCTTCTAATTTTTCTACGTCTTCCTTATTAAAATTTGCATAACTAAAACTTCTTGCAGAAATGTCTGTTGCTATACGTGAATGATGGGCATGTCCTACAATTATTTCCTCTAAAGGATCCCAATCGTTGTGTGAGTTTACTATCATATGTGTGTCTCCTTATATGTATTTATTAACAATCACTTAGCCAGTCACTTATACAGACTCTATAATTGCCTCTAACTCCTCTATTAAATTCTTGATGTCTTGCATCATCTCCTAGACCAAAAATTACAGTATCGGTCCAAACTAAATCTTCTTCGTGACAAACATCTTCATATTGTTTACCATACTTGTTCCAATTATAATCAGGATTAAAGTTTTTCATATACTCAACTCCTAGTCCCATACTAAAATTGTTTGCCATTTGTACTTCATTTAACATGCTGATTCCGTCATCAACATAATCACGTGTAAATCGAATACCAACTCTGTGATTTTCTAATGTAAAAAATGGTTTACTTAAACTACACGTTACTTCTTTTATTGCAGGAAATTCATTTAGATCTATATGTATGTGTTTTGATATTCCCCAATATGCTAAGTCTAAACACACAGGTATATCCATTACATTACATATTCTCATAATTTCTTCAAAGTCAGGATGTAAGCAACCATAATCACTAAACGGTGCACTTATAAGTAAAGCATGTAACCCAGGACCTTGTAGTGTGCCTTCTAAATGATGAGGATAGTCTACATATTTAAATTCTACATGTTTGCCTAGGCAGGCATGATATTGGAAGTCTCCATTTAAAACTAAAATTTCTCTGTCCTTGCTATGCCTAAGAATAAAATTGTCAAATGATTGACTTGTTCCTTGTGTATAATCTGCAATTTTAAAATTATCTAATCCTAATAAACTTTTATGTTTAGAAAAATTTAACCATTCTCTCCATACACGTTCATATTCCGTAAGTGTAGGTATCTTTACATTGTTTAATTTATTATGGAAATCTAAAACTTCTCGATTTCTTATAGGCCTTGCACCTCTAACTGCTGGCATCTAACAACTCCTTAAAAAAATTATTATTACTTAGATCTCTAAAGTTTCCGGATACCAAATGGTCAAAATTATATTCGACCGTGTCCTGTGTACTATCTATTAATTCTTTAAATTCATCGGGACTCAATTCTCCTAACTGTTTAACTAACATATAACATGAATAAATTCTTTCAAAAAAGTTATCTTCTTCATCATATGATATATCCCAAAAATTATCATAAGGATCAAATCCTAACTTTTTCATTTCTTTATATATTCCTTTACAACCAAATGTTATAAAAGGCTTTTTATAATACATTGGTATAAGTTGTTTTTCATCAACATACCCATATCCTGTTCCTTCACCACCTGATATTACTGCAATATCTATATTTTCATATAACCATTTAGGTGGATGGCCTACTTCTGCTATAGTTTTCATATCTAATTTGTGTGGACTTCTATATGCAACTTTAACTAGATCTGCTAATAACTTTCCACCTATATCGTTACGAATACAATCTTGTATTGCAGTTGTAATTAATTCTACTTGATAAGCATATTCATCTTTGGTATTTGGGTCATTGTGAATACTATTTAAGTATCCAGGGTGCAAAGACCATAGTCTACTATACCTAACATTATTAAGACCTTTTGTATTGTTCTCAAACAATGTACTCATTAAAACTCTGTGAGATCTAGCATTACGCATTGTTAATAAAAATCTATTTGGTACAGTTGCATAATCTGGAGTGTCAATGGGTGGTTCTTTTTCAGAATTGTTAAAATGTCTATCTTGCCACATATCAGGATTTAACAACTGTGTATTGTAATGTACTCTATCCAAATACCACATCTTAGAAATTAAAGACACATTATTTTGCTCTTTAAGTACTTCAAAATTTTCCTGCAATTTATTTTCCACTTCACCTGAACCACTTACTATAAATTTAAAATTAGGATATTTCTTTGCAATTTTTGAAATATATAAATGACTATCATGGAAGAAAGGTTCTGTACTAGTGTACAATAAGATAATAATATTCTTTTCAACCATTAATTTTTTATTAAGTTCTTCTAATAGTTCTTCAACTTTATTGCCTAAATCACTATGTCCAAAGTATTTTCCTCTGCCTTCATTACTTAACTTTGTACTTTGATAATCTATAGGAACAATACAGGTATTATATTTAAAATTCTCAAATTTTAGATTATTAACAACATTAAATTTGTATTCACAATGTCTTTGTAATTGACAAATCTTTTCCAATGGCATATAAGACTGACTTAATTCTAAGTCTAAAAATTGATTTCCATCGTATCTATATAAAATATCAAACATAATAATCCTGGCGGAGAGGGAGGGATTCGAACCCTCGGTACAGTAAACCCGTACTCTTCCTTAGCAGGGAAGTGCTTTAAGCCGCTCAGCCACCTCTCCGGTTTAAATATTTATCGGAGTTAAATACTGTTATAATTTTTTATCGATAAATATTAGCATGTACCAATATCACATCAATTCTGTACATGTTGAAGTAACTGACCGCTGTAATGCAGAATGCCCTGCATGTCCAAGAAGTTTTGGCGGTGGTTCAGTGATGCCATATGTTAAAAATGAAGAATTAAGTTTAGACTACTTCAAATTGATAGGTGACGACTTTTGCTCTAAAATTAACAAATGGAACTTTTGTGGTACGAAGGGTGATCCTAGTTCTGCACAAGAACTGTTTCCTATTTTAGAATACTTGTTAGAATGTAATCCAAATACTAATATAGATATAAGAACTAACGGTGGTGCTAGGAATGAAAACTTTTGGAAACGTGTAGGTGACTTATTTCTAAATACAAATTGTAGAGTTGTTTGGAGTATAGATGGTTTAGAAGAAACAAATCATATCTATAGAAAAAACGTTAAATGGAAAAAACTTTATAAAAATTTAATGACATATATTAGAACAGGTGCAAAATCTCAATGGGAGTTTAGTCATTTTGCTCATAATGATAAAGACATTCCTGTAGTAGAATTTTTTTGTAAAAAACATAATATCGAATTAATAATTAGAGAACCATTTGGATTCGAAACTCATACTGATCAAGAGGGTATTTTTACAAAACACAAAACAATGGGTGTGTATGAAAAAGATGAAAGTGATCCTAACAATAGTATTTTAAGTTATGAAATACGTCCTTATGGTGTTGATGAAAATCTAATTGTTGAAGGTACCAACACTAAAACATGGAACATCGGTAATTACAAACCGGGTGTTTATGACAAAGAAGTATGGAAAGATGTAGGTAAACAAGATATAGATATAGATTGCAAAGTATCAAGTACACAATGGGATCACGAAATATACATTGATTCTAGTGGACTTATTTTACCATGTTGTTACATTGCATCTAAATATATGATGGGAGATGAGCAACTATTGGAGATGTTCGAACCTTACGTAGATGAATTATTAGTTACAAATCAAAGATCAATTTATGATGTTCTTAATCATAATGTTTTTGTCAAAACCATGCCTAAAGCAATGGAAGGTACATTAGAAGACGGTGTTGGTTATTGCGTGACGTGTATTCAGCATTGCAAAAAGCGATAAATAGTACATTATGCCAAGATTAAGTTTATGGAATCCAACAAAACAAAACGACTACAAGTTTATAGATAGAGTTGTAGGCGAACACATTTTTGCGGGTGGAACAGGTGTGTTTGTACACAAATATATGGGAGTACACGAAACACCAGATGAAAGTGATCCAACTAGACCCTCAAGTGCCGCCGGAAACTCAGAAATTTTTATTCAAGACTTACTTTTTCTGGAAAACAGAGATAGAAAATACGGAAAAGATATCTACGAATTAAGAGGTCAATATAACTTAGGTGACAACGATGCATTTGACTTAACACAATTTGGAATGTTTCTTGCTAATGATACTTTGTTTATGAATTTCCATATAGAAAGTATGGTACAAGCAATTGGTAGAAAATTGATGGCTGGTGATGTATTAGAATTACCTCACTTACGAGATGACTTATTACTTGGCAGTGATGAAGCAATAAACAGATTTTATGTTGTAACAGATGCAACAAGACCAGCAGAAGGCTATGATCCTCGTTGGTGGCCTCATTTGTGGAGAGTAAAACTAGGACCAATTACAGATTCTCAAGAATACAGAGATATACTTGGTAGTGGTGAAGAGGAAGAAGATTTAAGAAACTTAATTAGTACATATAAAAATGATATTAATATAAATGATAAAATTTTAGAACAAGCAGAACGTGATGTTCCTTTTGATCCTCAATATAGAAACACTACACATTTGTATTTTGATGATTCTGTACCAGACAAACCTGCACCAGCATTAGACTTTGGTGCTGGTGACGGGCAACCTATTAATGGTTTGAGTATTGTTGGAAGTGGTGATACTTTTCCAACTAGTGGTACTACTGATGGTGATTACTTCTTAAGAACAGATTTTAGTCCAAATAGATTATTTAAAAAGTCTGGTACTAGATGGTTGCATCAAGGAACAGATAATAGAGGCTCATGGGCGGCGGCAAATAAAATACTTACAACATTTATTAACAATGAAAGCATTACAACAAACTCAGATGGTCAGCAGACAAACGAAAAAGTTAATTTAAGTAAAGTTGTAAAACCTAAAACGGATAACTAATGGCGGGCAAGAATTTAGATTATTGGTACGATGAACAGATAAAAAGATATCTTATTCAAATTATAAGAATCTTCTCTAATTTCAAAGTACGGGAATACAAAGACGGTCAAGCAGTCTATAACCGTGTGCCATGTAGATATGGTGATAGCAGTAGAATGGTAGCAAACATTTTGAGAAAAAATTCTGAAAATGTTATAAACAATGCACCATTTCTTAGTGTTACAATTCAAAGTTTACAGATAGCAAGAGATAGAACACACGAACCATTTTTAGTAGATACGACCCAAGTAGCAGAAAGAGAATTTGACGATACAACAAGAACTTATACAAACGATCAAGGCAATTTATATACAACACAAAGATATATGCCTGTTCCGTATAATTTAACAATAAATGTTGACTTATGGGCAACTAATACAGATACTAAGTTACAAGTATTAGAACAAATATTTGTTTTGTTTAATCCTAGTTTACAAATACAAACAAATGACAATCCTTTAGATTGGACCAGTGTATTTGAAGTAGAGTTAGCAGATATAAACTGGAGTAGTAAAAGTATTCCTGCAGGTGTCGATGAACAATTAGATATTTCTACAATGTCGTTTTCAGTACCAATTTGGATAAGTCCTCCAGCAAAAGTAAAACGTCAAGCAATTATTCAACAAATTGTTGCTGATGTGCATTCAACAAGTAGTGTATCAGATTTAGGATACAGTGAAGATTATGCAGACTTTTTTGGAAATATTCCAGATACTTTTGAGATTGTTGTTACTCCAGGAGATTATAAAGTACAAATTGTAGGCAGTAGTGCTATACTTGTAAATCCAGACGGGGCACAAGTAAATTGGAGTGATTTAATTGAAATGCAGGGAGAAATTAAATCCACAAGTTTATTAAAATTAAATATAAGTAATGACTCAGATGATGACTTAAATTTAGTTGTAGGTGGTGTTACAACACATCCAACCAGTACACAAACACTTATATTTAATATTGATACTGATACGTTGCCTACAGATACATTAGATGATGTTGATAAGATTATTGATCCTAGAGCAAATTACCCTGGAGACGGAACATTAGCCGCGGCAACTACTGGACAAAGATATTTAATCACAGAACAAATTTCTGCATCAGGATATACCAATTGGGGTGTAGATGCATCTGAAAATGACATAATTCAATATAATGGAAGTGCATGGACTGTGGTATTCGATGCTAGTAGTCAATCATCTACTACACACTTCTTACATAATACTTTTACATCAAAACAATACAAGTGGACAGGGTCTGCATGGATAAGTAGTTACGAAGGCGAATATAATCCTGGATTTTGGAGATTGGTACTTTAATGACTATCACAGCGGCAGGAGTTGTTTTTCTTGCCAAAGATACAGGCAGATGTTTACTACAACTCAGAGAAGGAAACAAAAAATTTAATCACACCTGGGGATTCTGGGGAGGTATGATTGAAAAAGGTGAAACTCCTTACGAATGTATTATACGTGAAGTAGATGAAGAAATAGGATTTGTTCCAGAATTACAAAAATTAAATCCAATAGACGTATATCAAAGCAAAGATAAAAATTTCTATTATTACAGTTTTGTTTATGTAGTTGAAGAAGAATTTATGCCCCCAAGAATAAATGGTGAAAGTGCCGGATACGCCTGGGTAGATATAGGCACGTGGCCTAAGCCGTTACATAATGGTGCCCATATTACTCTAAATAAAAATGGTGGTACGGAAAAACTACACACTATACTAAAGATAAATTCCGGATAAATATTATCCATGAGCAAAGGCGAAATCATAGATTTTAATGTCTTGCGAATACAAAGCGAACTTGACAAATATCAGCGAACAAAGACAATACCTCATTCATTGTTAGATGGCATTTACAGTATAGAAGAAATAAAAGAGTTCTATTTTGACAAACTTACACCAAAATATAAAAGACTTGCGAACAAACTATACAAAGAGTATTTCGAAGAAATAAACAAAAGCCTAGAAACTTTAAGAACAGCACTCAAAAAAGATTACTCTTCAGTTATGAATAATCTTGCCACTACACACGATAGTTTTTGGTTTAAAGAAGTAATGCGATTGTATAGGCCTAATATGAATCCAGTTCGTGCTTTGTATTATCAGACACGTGAAGTCATCAGAAGATATAATTCTGAGGATCCGCATCACTATTGGTTGAAAGATCTTGTAACAGATCGAGAATATAATAATATTATTTTAGATGCTTTAGAACAAGATATAAAAAGATTAGAAAGAATTATAAAAAGATATCATCATCCTCTAGTAAAAAATCAAGATGATGTTCCTTTAGAATTATTTCATGCTAAACAGCAATTAAAAGATTTTAGATATTATCATGGATTTTTCCAATCTGCCTTGCATTGGAACGTTGACGAATAATTATTTACTTGTTTTTCTATCAACTCCGTCCCAATCTCCCTTAGGCATAGGTCGTTTGATACGTTCAGAATACAAGTCTGCTAATGTGTCATTCCATTTGTGTTGTTTTATAATATCTATTTGATGAGCACATGTACTCCATTCTCTGTCTTGGTAAGCATCAACCATACGTTCAACTGTTCTACCATATTTGTGATCTTGTAATATTGTGTATATTTTTACAGGTTCTGTTTGGCCTTTTACAGCAATTTTATCTAATAATACTCTGTAGCCATTTATATTACCTAATTGTTTTAGAGTGTGTTCTGTAAACATAAAGAATACACCATACTCTTTTGTCTGTGCTTCTAACCTAGCCGCCAAGTTTACACTATCTCCTAATACAGTATAATCAAAACGTTGATTACTTCCCATGTTACCTACGACAGCATCACCTGTGTTTATACCTATACCAACACCCAGTTCCATTAGTCCGTCTGCTTTAAGTTCTTTATTTAATTTTGCTAATTCTACTTCCATTTCTTGTGCTGTTTCTACTGCCAACTGAGCATGATTCTCTATATCAAGTGGTGCTCCCCAAATAGCCATTAAGGCATCACCAATATATTTGTCTATTGTTCCTTCTTTTTGCATTACAAGATCAGTCATTGGAGTCATATATCTGTTTATTAATTTTCCTAACCCTTGTGGATCTGTTTTAAATTGTTCTGATATAGGAGTAAATCCACGTATGTCTGAAAATAGATAAGTCATATTTTTTGTATCACCACCTAACTGTAACAGTTCTGGATTCTTTTGTAATTTTTTGACCATTGCTGGAGCAAGGTAATGTTCAAATTGTTTTTTAATTTGTTCACGTAATTTATATTGTTTGTAAAAGTTATTAAATGCCGCCTGTGTGAATACTAAAAATCCTGCAAGTACAGGAAAAGTTGCATCTAATAATACCAAACTACTAGTATATTTGTAAACACTAAAATATGCTATTCCACCTAAAATTATCATACTTATAGGTGCTGTTAGCAATAATGGCAATCTATATACCGCAATAGCCACTAAAATCATAGTCACAGACGCAATTAGAAGTTCTATAAGCAACGATAACTGGCTCCTTTGTATATTTGATCCATCTACAAAATTTTGTAGCATGTGTGCTTGTATATGCTGTGGATATAAATTACCTCTAGGTGTAGGAACAGGGTTAGCAATACCTTCTGCAGTAACACCTATAATTACAAATTTTCCTGCTAGATCTGGAATACTTTCTGCACCCTCATATTCTATTTCTTCAAACTTATTGTTGAATCTAATATATGCAGTTCCGTTTGGTTGTGTTACTATAGGTTCATATGGTGGAACAGCAACTTCCTGTATTCCTATTTCTGAAGTCTTTATTATATAACTAGGTTTGCCTGTTTTTACTCTAAGCATTTCTACTGCAAAACTAGGATATATCTTATTCTCCACAGTTATAGCAAGTGGGTATGTTCTTGTTTGATTGTCAGGCTGTGGTGCTGATGCATTTAC